CTGAAGGATTCATTGAATAGTAATCCAACTTCGCCAAGTAGCCCATATCTAATAGGGTTGATACCTGTACATGATAAATGACCTCTGAAAAGACATGAGGTTTTGTCCGAGTGATAAATTTCAGCATGGAGCCGAAATCACGGCTGGAGCTTAAACGGTATGGCGTTGCTGTCAGTCCAAGAACCTTACACTTCACTGCATCAAAAAAATCCTTGTACATTCCCTCTTTGGGGTTTACAAGATGACATTCATCCACAATGATGTTCTTGAAGTGGGTGAACAGTTCGGGATGATTCTTTACCGATCCGATTGTTGCGAATGTTATCCGGCTTATTTCCTTTGAGTTGAAAGAAGCCGAATAAATGCTACAGTCAAGAATACCATACGAGCAGAGCTTTTTAAAATTTTGTTCGACAATCTCTTTTGAAGGCTGGAACACTAAAGTATGTCCGTCAAGTCTTGCGGCTATATCCGCTATGATAAGGCTCTTTCCGCTTCCGGTCGGTAACACCATAATGGCATTTGTTTTCTTCGCCTTGTTATTGAAGAAGGAAACGGCAGCATCAGAGGCTTTCTGTTGGTAATCACGTAGTTTGTACATATC